GCCGTGACCTGATCCTGGCCAGCGCGCCAGACGCGATCCTGCAGCATCTAGGCGGGCAGCTACAGACCGCGCTGGTCGAGGCCCGTGCTGCTGGGCTAGGTGAGGTGAGCACGGCCGATGAGGCAATCGAGGCCGGCAAGGTCGACGCCTGGCGGACCGTCACCCGGTTGACCGCTGTGGCGTTGGAGATCCGCTCAGCCCAACAGTTGGTGATGGCGCATCTGACGCCCGGATCGGACGTGCACCAGCACCTCGCCACCTTCGGAGCGATCCGCAACTACGCCGAACTGTTCCCGAAGTGGTTCGCTCGCCAGCGCGGTGAAGTGCCCAGCTACCTGAACGGGCAGCCGGAGGAGTTCAGCCCACCGTGGAGTGAGACCAGCCCCGAGGGCGTCTGGCTCTACGCCGTCCAGCATCGCGAGGTGGAGCTGTGGGTGCCGACGCCCGGCCAGCTACGCGACGCCTACGCAGCGGCACGCGCTGAGCAACGCGACATTGAGAACGCCGAGGCCCGCGAAGCTGAAGGTGCAAGCCTGACTGCTGAGGAACGCAAGCGGCTTGAACTTCACCGCCACCTCGAACGGCGGTACCTCACCGGTGCAGCCGCCAAGGTCTGACTGACCTCCGTCGATGCCATGGGAAGGGAAGCGCCGTGCTGACCTACCGAAGACCTGGAGCAGCATCCGCGCTCGGGTCCTCAAGCGCGACCCGATCTGTCAGCTCGGATACACGGGCTGCGCCACCACCAGCGTCGAAGTCGACCACATCGGCGACCCCACCGACCACCGTGACGAAGCGCTGCGCGGCGTGTGCTCGCCCTGTCACAAACGACGAACTCAACAGCAAGCGGCCGCGGCGCGGACTAGGTGGCGGCGCGTACCCGAAAGCCACCCAGGACTTCACTAGCGGCACAGCGAGCACCTGGGCTACCCCCTCCTGCCCCCTCGCCGAGCAGACCGGTCGGCCTTGCTGCTCAGGCCGTGCCCAAGTCTGGGCCTAGCCCCCCTCGAAGCGACAGAAAGGCCGGGTGAGCCGCCGTGGCTGGTCGTGGACCCGCACCGAAGGACCCCTCACGCCGGGTAGGGCACCGCTCTAAGACGGTCGCCGGTGTCCGGGTGATCGAGGCCGAGCCGTCGGCGCAGCCGGCGCTACCGGAGACGCTGATCGCGTTCGGGCCGAAAGGTGAGCGTGAGGTGGTCCCGTTTCCACCGGAGACCGTCGCCTGGTGGCAGATGTGGGGGGAGTCGCCGCTGTCGGTTGGGCTCACCGCGACCGACTGGTGCTTTCTGCTGGAAACCGCGCGGCTGCACGCCTTGTTTTGGCTGGGGTCCACGACTGTCGCCGCGGAGCTGCGGCTGCGGGTGGCGAAGTTCGGCGCGACCCCTGAGGACCGGGCCCGGTTGCGGATCCAGTTCGCCCAAGCCGACGAGGCCGACGAGCGACGGTCGACCCCGAAGCCGTCCGCCCGGCAGCGCCGCGGCCCGCTGAAGGCCGTCTGAGATGCCTTGGCAGCCGTCGTCTGCCGGTGAGGTGCCGACGTTGGGCTACTACGTCTTGGACTGGATAACCGAGATGCTGGCGGCGCCCGCGCACGGGTTCTACGCCCCGTTCGGCCCTACCGGGAGCAGGAGGACTTCCTGCTGCGCTGGTACGAGCTCGACCCGCAGACGGGCGGATTCCGCTACGACCGGGGGCTGCTGGGTCGCCCCCGCGGCTGGGGGAAGTCCCCGCTGCTGGCTGCTGTCTCGATCGTGGAGGCGTTGGCCGAGGTGGTGCCCGCCGGCTGGGACGCCGATGGGCAGCCGGTGGGCCGCCCCTGGTCGGATGTGAAGACGCCGCTGGTGCAGATCGGGGCGGTGGCTGAGCAACAGACCAAAAACACGTGGCAGCCGCTGTTGGAGATGCTGCGCAACGGGCCGGTGCTCGACGCCTACCCCGGCTTGGAGCCGTTGGACACGATGGTCGTCCTCCCGCGTGGCCAGATACGGCAGATCACCGCTTCGGCTCGCACCGTCAAGGGTGCTCCGGCGACGTTCGCGGTCCTTGACCAAACTGAGGAATGGGTGCCCTCGAACGGCGGTGTCCGCCTGGCGCAGACGATCCGCACCAACACGTCGAAGAACGGTGGCCGGACCTTGGAGTCCCCGAACGCCTACATTCCCGGTGAGCAGTCGGTGGCCGAGGCGTCCGCAGCGTTCGCCGCGGCCATCCGTGAGGACCGGGCTCGCAGCGTCGCCCTGCTGTATGACCACCGAGAAGCCCCCGCCGACACCGACATGAGCGAGCCGGAGTCGCTGACAGCGGGCCTGCGCTACGTCTACGGCGACAGCTCCGGGCACCCCGCCGGCTGCACGATCCACCGGCCCCCCTGCCCGCCGGGGCATGTGGACCTCGCCGCGCTCGTCACCCGTATCTGGGACCCGGCGACCGATGTGCAGATCGCCCGCTCGGACTTCCTGAACCAGATAACCCATGCCTCGGACTCGTGGCTCTCCCGTCCCGAATGGTCCGCACGCCTCGATATCGACAAGGTGATCCAGCCCAAGGACACGGTTGTTCTCGGTTTCGACGGGTCTCGGGGGCGCAACCGCGGCCGAGCGGACGCAACCGCGCTGGTGGGATGCCGCGTCGAGGATGGGCACCTGTTCGAGGTCCGGGTTTGGGAGCAGCCAACCGGCCCCACCGGACGCGACTGGACCCCCTCACCGCTGGAAGTTGACGCCGAGGTCCGCCAAGCGTTCACCCGGTGGAACGTCGTCGGGTTCTACGCCGACCCGTCCGGCTGGACCAGCCAAGTCGCCGCATGGGAGGCGACGTTCGGCAAACGGCTGAAAGTGAAGGCGAGCCCCGGTGCGCCGATAGCGGCATGGCCGCGTGGCAAGGACTCTCGGGTCGTGGAGTACGTGAAACGGTTCCGCGCCGCCGTCGTGAACGACGAGCTGACGCACGACGGGTCCTCCGCGCTGACCCGCCACGTCCTCAACGCCCGCAGGCGCAGCACACGCACCGGATACCTGATCTACAAGGCCTACCCCGACTCGCCGGACAAGATTGACGCCGCCTACGCCGCGGTCATGGCCTGGAAAGCCCGCCTCGACGCCGTAGCGCAAGGCGTGGCCACTAGACGAGGCAGCGGCAGGATCGTGGTGCTCTCGTGAGCGACCCTGGTTCCCGGCGCATGGTAATGCTGTCGTGAGTGACGACCCCTATGAGCGCGACGAGAATGCGTTTCGCACAGATGGCCGAGACTGCTGCCACTGGTGCGCCTTTCGCCCCCAGGCGTGGGTTTGGGGACCGTATGGCACGAGGGTCTGTGAGCAGTGCCAGCAGATGTTCGAGGACGGCCGAGCGCAAGAGGTAGTCGAGGAAGTCGCCGCTCGGATCACCGTTCGGGCCGGCTGGCACGGTCTCGACCCCGAGCGGTGGCGCCAGCACGAGCATGAGCGCATGGCGCGGTGGCTCGAGATTCGTACCACCTGCATGGAAGGGGTTGACGTTGAAGGCTGACAACTGGCTGGACTGCTCTTGCGGTGCGCGGCATTGGGGCCGTCTAGGCGCCGCTGGTCTGCAGCTCGTCAGTGACGGGCATGTGCTGCTGGCAGCATCGGTCCGAGAAAAGCCATAAGGGCGGTACGTGGGGATGCCCGGCGGTGCGAAGGAGGCCGGCGAGAGCGACTCCGCTGCTGCACTGCGAGAAGCCACCGAGGAAGTCGGCCTTCTTCGCAGCCAGATTATTCAGCGCTCACCCGGCGTATGCGTCTAGTGACCTTTTTCGCTTCTGTTCTCCCGACTGATAGACGCGGTACGGTGCTTGGCCAGTGCACGGCGGAGTGCGTCAGCTGACGCATCCTGGGACCGAGGAGTGCGCATGAGGTTGCTGCCGAGAAGTATGCCGTTGGGAATCGCCGCGTTCACGGCGGCCTCGGCGCTGGCGGTTGGCGGGCTGCCGGCTTCGGCTGACCCTGGGACCGACGGCAAAAACGGGTTGACCGAGCAGCGTTGGCGGTTGCCTGACCACTACACCCGAGCTGCCGTGCGGGCGTTGACTGATCACGAAGTCGTGGTCAGTGGGCTGGACAATCCGCGGCAGTTGGTGTGGAACAACCGCGGGGGCCTGCGCATCGCTGAGGCTGGCCACGGGTCATACAAGCCGGAGAACTGTGTGCCCGGTGGTCCTGAGGGCGGCGAGGTCTGCATCGGGCTGACCGGGAAGATCAGCCGGGTGGTTTATCCGGCCACGGCGACGAACCGTAAGCCGCAACGCATAGCCCGAGGTTTCTTGTCGGCCGCCGGTCCGGATGGAACGTTTGCCGTCGGCTCCGATGGAGTCGACCAAGGGCCGCGCGGCCGGACGTTCGTGCAGGAGACCTACGCCCCGCCCGACATCATTCCGGAAGGGATCGGGGGAAGGCAGGCCGGGAAACTGATGGACCTGGGTAAGGACATCGTGGCCAACATCAGCACCTTCGAGTTACGCCACAATCCCGACGGTGAAAACGTGGACTCCAACCCCTACGCGGTATTGGCGCTGAAGGGGCGCCAGTTGGTCGCCGATGCTGGGGGTGACTCGATCATCCAGGTGAGAAAAGGCAAGAAGAGCTTGTGGACGCTTCTGCCTGGCGACACCAAGGACATCGACCCGGTTCCTACCAGTCTGGTTCGGGGCCCCGACGGCCAGATTTATGTCGGGACGCTGTACAGCGGGGCACCTAACAAAGCGCGAGTGTTGAAGTACGACCGAGACGGCAACCGTCTGCGCAGCTGGCACCGCTTCACGACCGTAACCGGAGTAGCAGTTGGCAAGCGCGGCGCCCTGTACGTCAGCGAACTATTCGCCGGCTGCCCGCCTAACGACCAGACATGCATACCCGGCCGAGTCACCAAGGTCGCTCCGGACGGAACCCGAACCAGGGTGGAGGTGCCCTTCCCCGCCGGCATAGTGGTCGCCAAGCAGCGTCTATACGTGAACGCATGGAGCATCGCACCGGCAAAGGGTGCCTTCGGGAACCCAGAGTTCAGCGGACAGGTCTGGCGCTTCGTCATGTGACACGCGGCGCAGTGCCGCTGGGTACGGGGCCGCCGTACCTCCGACTGGCCGGGAGCGTCGAGGACGGTGGTCATGCGTGGTAGGCGTGGAACCTGGCCCGCCGTGCGTTCGCAACCGTCAGCAACTGCTCACGCCGGAAGGCGTGCCCGTGCGGCGTCTGCTCGAACGGCAACAGGTCAGCCGCACCCGCAGAGCGTCGACAAGGTGAGCACCGCAGGGGGTGCCTGGAGGCACGACTTAGCCCCGCCACCGCGTGAGAGAGTGACAGGGCTGGGTCGGATGCAGTAGTACTGAACTGACGGGCTCGACTCGTCGCGATGATCCAACGGTCTCAGGCTGTAAGAGCAGTGGCGCTCCAGCTCACACGGCTGGGGACTGCGTGCTAGTTGGTGAGCACCGCGTCGGCGGCGCTCAGCGGATGGATGGTTGGAAGCACGTTCGTCGGACCGGTCCGCCGGTACTGAGAGGACACCGCGTTGAAACACCTGATGATGGCGGCGCTGATGGCGTTGAGCGCGATTTTGCCGTCCGCCAGCCCGGAACGGGACCAACCGCAGTTCGACACCGGTTTCGTCTCCGCGATAACTCCAGCCCCGGGCGGTGGAGTGTACGTCGGCGGGCACGGTCTCGGCGCCGGTGTGGTGCTCATCGTCAACAAGGAGATCACCTGGCAGGTCCAGCACGACAAGGTCGAGGCGATCCTTGCAGTCTCCGACGGCGTACTGATCGGCGACGCCACCGGCGTCACGAAGTACCCAACCGGCTCCACCACCCCGGCGTGGCACAATCCGATCGGTGAGGTAACCGCGCTCGACAAGATGCCGGGTGACGAGAGCCGGGTGATCGCCGCGGGCAAGTTCACGGGGAAGATCGCGGTGCTGAACACTGGCACCGGTGCCAAGGTCAGCTACGGCATCCCGGCTGTGCTCGGGCGCTGTTGTGAGAACTCCGGTGCCACCAAGATTTTCGACGCCGACGTCCAGCCCGGCGGTAGCCGTTACATCGCGATCGGCGAGTTCACGAGCGTCGGTGGGCTGGACCGTCGGCAGGCCGTGATGCTTCAGTTCGGGAGCACCAAGGCGACCG